TATGGAATTGAATGTCTTTTTATACCTTGGCTTATTGATGGCAATCATATCACGGAATCCTGGTGGCATTGATGAAGGTGCAACATAGAAATAATGTTCCTGTCCAATTTCAGTCAGGAATCTCTCCAGATAATATGATTGTTCCTGGACTAATGTGTTCTCACAGCATCGAATTACGTAGTCTTCCTGCTGTTGTCCGTGAGGTAAGTTTTGCGTTATCGAATTTGGCAACCTGGTTGTTGAGGTGTCATAATATCGCTTGGGTGATAGTAAGTGGGAATATGCCAGAGCTACACTCTTAAACGCAATAGTTTCTTTTGTAGATTTCCTGGAATCTACAAGTGCTGACATAGCCGGTACACCGATCAAGTAGATTTGGTATGGCTTCAGTCTTGAATTACTTGCATATGCCAGATGATGATTGAAGTTTGGAAATCCTTGCATTGTCTTGCGGTTATATCCCTCCAAGATCACAGAGTTCAAACGAATACTGTATGGGATAGAATTACTCTCCAGGAACATGACTAGATCCAAGATATTGACATCAGTTTCACCTGTGAAAGATATGTCTACATGGATGAAATCATATGCCGTAGTGAATTTCAATGTTGCTCCATTGAATATATCATAGTCATTCTTTGCAATAATGGATGGATGATGATTGATTTTTGTGAACATGTCATCAATTGAATAGGAATCACCTTTCAGATCAAGATACGACATGGCATACTGACCATCCCCCCTACCTGCTGTCAAATCACAGATGTTTGTCTCTTCGTCAATGATGCCTTTGTTTTTCAACATTGAAAATAGACCATATTGAGCTCCCAATGAATCGGAACCGGTATGGCTGGAGAATGTTTCTGTTAGAGCGCCCGTGATGCAGCATTTCTGAGCATACCTGCATAGAGGTGCAATCTCGTGCAAGGTTTCCATTGCAGTATAGGCAAGGGGTTCAGATGCATACTCGATTTCTGAGATCCCTTCGGGCAATGATTCATAGCCAGTAAGTGTTGTATATGATTGGATACTGGGAAGCTTAGTAGGTAGGATTATATCTTCCAGCGACACGTCATCACAGATCTCTTTGAGTTCCTCATATATTTCATGATGATATTTCAATGATACTTCTTCAACATATTCTATACCAAGTACAAGTAGGCGGGTCTGCAATTCAGGGCTCAAGATCATCTGCGATAGTCTGCCGATTGGGTTGGACGTGAATTCATCAAACGATGACTTTGTGTCGACAGTTGCAGTCATCCTCGTATGTGATACCTTAAAATGGAAAGTTAAGATATATTCCATGATGAGTGACCTTGCAAGATTCTCTTTGTGACGGAGATATTCTGCCAGTAATCGTTGGTATCTACTCAATCGGGTCATGAATTTTTGTGAATGTCGTTTGTTTTGCATTATTAGGGCAAAGTGTTTTGACAAGAGTTCATATTCTGTGTCCTCAGGAGATGCACTTAGAACACGTTCAAGACATAAACTCTGCAATGCAACATGTACTGGGTTGGACTTGTCGAGCAATGTCATGCGTGACCTCGACACAAGTGTACTCGCTAATCTGTTCTTTATCTGTTCATGGCATTCATCACCACTCATGGACTTCCAGCTGCTACTTATGCCCTGCAACTTGAGTATCAGGGGCTTCCACATGTCATCTTTGATGATTTCCCGGGAAATGAGCATGTAGTCCTTATCTAGTTCCCGGGAATATCTAAGGATAACGTCGTTTATGTATTCTTCTCCAAGTACCTCAGCTGACCGTAGTTCAGGGACTTTGGGCATTAGGGCCCAGTCTGTCATCTCTTCTGTATACAGAAATGAATATGATAAGTACCTGAACCTCATCAGACTCATCTCATGACCTCTCATACTCGCATAACAGGGGTACGTATTGGTTACGGTGTGGTCTGATAGCTTCGGCACAACAAATTGAACATCTACTATTCCGGATACTTTTTTGAATGCGTACCTTTGGACTAATCTTCTGAGGTCATCGTATTTGTCTCTGAGTATTGCAGAAGCTAATAATCTCATTCGAACATAATCAAAATTTACATTACTATCAACCATCCCTGATCTTGTTATTATTGATTGATTCAACTCCGTTGTGTATTTCAGTGATCTGTTCATCTCTGTCCGGATGTATGTCATGGTTGAGAACCTTGCATTAGGTATTCTGTGTAGGATCTCTCCGCCAGTCTCCGTTGGAGCATAATAATATAATTGCTCGAAGTTTTGCCCGGTTAGAGTAGCTAATGACAGATTACACGCTTTGATCACATCCAAGTTTGACCTGATTGATTGATCTAGAGATAGGAGATTGAACTTTACTAAGAACCATTTAGTTACGGCAACAACTTTGGCAGCCAGTAGTTCTTCCTTGTTCCCTAACATCCGGTCATCGTCAATGAGTTCTCCCTTATAAAGGGTCTCATTCCCCACTTTAGCATCATCGAATACCTTGATACCATTCCTGTAGTGAGTGGGACTGCATCTCCTGACGGTTATGAGCGCTTGTGAATAGTCAACCTCCTCCAGTCGATCATCATACAATATCTCCTCAACTTCAATAAATTTGACTGCAGGGTACATTGATACTTTTCTCTTGAATAAATAATCAACTATATCTGTCGCATCATTGATCGGGCCATATAGGGTCCTGTTTGAGGTTGAGGCTATTCGTATATTCTCGATAGTTCTGAAAGCCAATCCTTTTCTCAGCCTTCTTAAGTTTCTCACATTGGTGAGGAGACCTGAACTTGTCTCTACTTTGTTAAGCAATAGATCGATAAAGTGGCTTGATGTGTTCTCTTGATAAAATTGACATATCCTTGGATGAAAATTATCCCTGAACAAGTTAACGTACTCCATGGCAAGACCCTCGGCGTTGTCTGACAGCTCAAATAACTGCAACACATTCTTGTTCTTTGTCTTTCTCCTTACCATACTCTTGATCGATTGTTTGATACTAGTGGTCGCAGAGCATAATCTAGTGTCATTTTGCCAATTGGAGCTGGCTAGTCTTGTCTCAGACATATTCCGCGGGTCATCCTCATTTACAGAGAGCAGTACCATCAGATACTTTTGAAAGTAATTCTTTTCTGTTGCATACCTCTTTATCCATTCGTACATATAGTGTAGTGACTTTGTGAACCCAACACTATGCCCGGACAGAATAAGATTTATATGTAAACTACCACCCAGTCCTCCGATATTGCAAGGCATGTACATCCAGAAGAACATGAGATCTTGTATGAATTCATCATATAGCTGTAGATACAACAACCTGTCCGGGTTATCCACAAACCTTGCCTCTGCAATTGGTACGGCATACACCATTTTCAGTGTGTCATTGAGTAGGTCACTATTCACTTCCTTTTCTTTCCTTCCGATATAAGCCAAAATGTCATTCTTGACAGCAGCTTGTACCTCTTCATGGTTATTGTTCAGGATGTCTGATTTATCATCTTTTACATAGAAAAGCAAACGTGCTAACTTCTCTGGTAATTCATCAGATGAGATCATGCTCCCTCCATCGGGCCTAGCAAGGATCATCTGGGGTAATCTTGAGATTAAGAGCCCACTCTTGTAATTCTTTAAATATGAACAAGTTTCCTGATGATTACTCAATTCTAATGCGGATGATGCTGAAGAGCATATACCTGCTATTTCGATTTCATCAGATACAATCATTGGATTGTTGGCTGCACTCACGGATATGAGGCGCTTCAGACTGGAATCTGCTCGTATGCCGTCAGCATAATGCTGCCTCAGCATAGTGATCCTGTGCTTGGAGAGGGTCGTTTGCGAGTATTTCACGGTCATGCCAAATTTCGTACAATGATCCATAATTTTTGAGAAGATCGACTTAACCATAGCCTCTGATGCTTGTCTTATTTTTAATATGGCATTCACATCGTCAGAATATACCATGATAGTCTTGATGTCAACATCTGTCATGATCCTTAATAATTTGAGCATGAGGGTAGTATGGAGTGTCCATAAAGGATTGAGCCATCCCTCGATACCTCCATATTGGCCTTCGGATAAAAGTACATCATCCTCATACTCATCATAATGGTACACTGTTAAACTAGAGAAATAATGAGGCAGTTCACCCCAGTTATCATAGCCGAAAAGGTTCCCCATAAACTCACATAATTCTGTCGTGTTATCATATTGCATGGATTGGTTATGGCCTTCAATGTCAAGGAGTAAGGAGAAATTGTCTGGCTGTGAGAGCTCACGTGAGGCTTCATGTATGAGGTATTTCCGTTTCTTGTCAGATGGTGTCATGAGCTGTTCATCAAAATATGATAGTGCCTTCTTCATCTTCGTGGCTACAAGACTAAGGGCATGCTTGTTTTCGAGTCCTGCATTTCCAAATAGTCGTGCTGCTATCTTCTGTTCTCTCTCTTTTTCGATGAGTCTTGCTGCATCTCTCGTTTTCTCGGCAGTGATCAAGCGATTGGTTCGGATGATTCTTCTCGGTTTCGGTATCAGAGCTCGATTCTTGAAAAAATCTGGTAATTGATGATCGTCCTTCTCAATGACTTGAAGCAACTCTTTCCGGCTATCACCTGGACCAAATGAGATTTCGGGTTTGAGTGCACCTTTGTCCTTTGCAAATTCCAAGGGGTCATCTGTGAGTGTATTGTCCATACAATCAAACAATTTCATGTCATCCCACCAGCTCAAGTTGAGGGATTCAATTAGGTTATACTGGCCACGGGAGCAATAAGATTCCAACAGTTTGACCTTCTCAGCAGGGCCAAGCGTATTGGGCATCATATTGTGCCTTTTCCTGTAGGATATGAGGAATAGACACTTTGCATGTCTGACAAGATTTTTGACAGCAGACTTGCTTATTTTCCGCTTTGTGTGAACTCTTTGCAAAAATTTCCTCACTCCTGCCTGTCCATCAACCTCGGCATAGAACACAAATTTATGTAGAGCAGAGAGCTCTTGCATATGCGTTCTACTCAATTTGTTTACTGCAATTATCATTCTGCAGAGAAATGATGCTTTCGGAGTCAGAAATTGTTTATTCGTCAACAATGCAGGAATGAGTCCAAAATCATAGGATACTTTCGATATCTTTTGATCTAATAACCAGAGATCATATGCAGCATCCATTATCGGTTTCCAGTTCATGGCGTATGCCTCATCATAGTCTGACATATTCAGTAGGAACCCCTCCATGCTCTTCATGTAGTCTACCTGATGATTATGGTGACCCTCATGCTCAGTGAATTCAATAAGAATTGAAAAGAACTCAGTTGCCCATGTATACTCACTGCAGTTCTTGATGATATCGATGTTATTCATTGTGTCTGCCATGGTGAACACATAATCAAGGTATGATGCCGGGCCACAAAACATTGTTGGTAGATTTGAATGATATATAGCAAAGTGTCCACCGCAAGCCAGTATCCCGAAGCTCCGCTTACTATCCTTGGCTCTATGCCAGTATACACCGTTCGAGAACATGGTAAACGTTGCTTCTTCGGTCACTGCATGATCAATATTATCCTTAAAATATGTATCTGAATCCTCTTTTGCAATATGGACACGTAATCTTTGGATCATTATGATGAATGAGGCATATTTGGATATCATCGACGGTGACACTTTGAAGTCGACAGGTACCATTGCAGCTATACTCAGATCATGTCTCGTAGCCCGTTCTGCAAATGCAAGAGTAGCTTGAGTGATCAGGTCCTCTCTTGCCGAGTAGGTCTGTCTCCCATATCTTTTGAGTGAGTTCATGTCGAAAGACTTCTCTAACTTCGGGATATCACCACTATTCTCCAAGGAGCGGATGACCTTTCGAAGTTCACCAAGCTGTGCATAATGATGGTCATGGACTTTCTTGCACATTTCTTCATCATTTCCCCTGAGGTAAGATCTGATTGACAGTGGGTAGGGGATTAGAGGATTACTCAGTCTTGATGGGAGTCGTACATCTTTCGGATTAGGACTGAACGCTTTCCTTGGGCATCTTTCTCTCTCCATGACCTCTGGCACAATGGTTTCAAATTTCACCGCTGCGTCTTCTAGGCTCTCACTGGAGAGATGTTCAGTAAGTCCCTTCGCCAGATGCTTTAGATACAAATTGTTTGAGAGCTCGGTAATGTAAGACATTGC